AGTCAAGTTTGGGTACCAATAGAACCGTATTAGGAGAATTATGGCATCAAGTTATTCAACAAATTCAAAACTAGAACTTATAGCAACAGGTGAAAAAGCAGGTCTTTGGGGATCAATTACCAATACAAACTTACAAATCTTAGAACAATTATCTACAGGATATCTATCATTAAACGTTGCTTCAGCTGATCAAGCATTAGCATTAGACAATGGCGCAACATCGAATGGTAAAAATTTGTATTTTAAACTTACAGGCACATTAGCAGCCAATAGAACAGTCACTGTTCCAGATACAGCTGAAAGAGTAATGATCTTTGAAGATGCAACAACTAGAGAAAGCTCTGGAACTGTAAAAACTTTAACTGTCAAAACTGTATCAGGCACAGGTGTGCTGGTTCCTTCAGGGGCAACCGTATTAGTATACTCAGATGGTACAAACATTAATCTTGGTATGCAAGATAAAGGATACATTACAATTAACTCTGCAACAGTTACAGCATATACAACATCTGCAGGTGAACAAATTTTTGCAAACACAACTACAAACCCAATAACAATCACGCTACCAGCGTCACCTTCTACAGGTGATGAAGTTGTCATCGTTGATGCTAGAGGAACTTTTGGATCTAACAATTTAATTATAAATAGAAACGGTGAGCCTATTGAAGGGGCA